GACCAGCTTGCCAACGAAGTATTACTGTTGGCAAAAGGTCATATTGACCTCTTATGGAGTAAGTATATTGAGCCTCGATTGTCAGATTCTGACATTTTGGCGTCCATTGCTACCGGCCCTGGATCAGCTGCTGGTCACGAGAGTGACCTCAGCTGGTACAGTAAGATGGGATCATCCAACCTATCGGCAAGTAGTACTGGTCTGTATCGGTACTATAAACGTATCGTAAAATTGCACCCATCATCTTACTATGTCGAAAGACATAGGGAGAGTAAGTATGGTTCTAGCGATAATTGTGAAGTTACACCTGTATTAACCTCCGTCGAAAAGAACGGTGAAGAACGCAGGATCATCGTAAAACATCCAACTGTCGACATGAGTTTACAGCTATCAGTGCATAATATTATCACTGATGCCTGCACTCGTGCCGGTTGGATTGACATTACCAAACAACAACCGATAAATCGGTGGCTTGCCTACCTTGGCAGCCTGTCGTCTGGTTTCCGCACTCGTGCTGGCGTCATGAATTTTTGCACAGCTGATCTTGTATCAGCTAGCGATTTTCCAGATGCCTTTGCTCGTGCATTGTTACCTTCCACCTTATATGAATTCTGTCATAGTATTCAGTCGCCGTTAATTAAAATTAACGATCGATTGATTACAAAACATATGTTCAGTAATATGGGGTGTGGGTTTACATTTGTCTTGATGACACTGCTATTGACTGCTGTTGTAAAAGCCATATATGACGTTCATGGTATCCCTGAGTTTTCTGAAGCACTACCTCCTGTTGGAGATGTGACTACGAAGACTGAAAGGGTACGTCTGTTCGCTGTATTTGGCGATGACATCATTGTCGATAACACGGTGTATGATACGCTTTTAAGTGTATTGCACACTTTTGGATTCCAAGTAAATGAAAAGAAGAGTTACCGTGATGGCCCTTTTAGGGAATCATGCGGTGGCGACTTCTACTCGGGTCTAAACGTTCGTCCTGTTTACTGTCGAAATTTCGACAGTGATAACAGCATCTATTCATACTTCAATAGATTGGCAAGATGGTCAGCGTTTCATTACGTTGACTTACCGCTTACTCTAAGTGCGTTATACAAAATGGCTAAAAGGCCATTGCGTGTTCCGCTATACGAAGATGATGCTGCAGGATTCCACGTCCCACATTCGGAAAGGTTCCAAGTGAGTAAAGTGATTAGAGACCACTTTGCTTCAAATGGATACTACCCGTATTATGTTAGTGTACCTAAAGCTCACCGAGTTAAATTGGTGAAACGTCAGTACATAAAACTTATGTGGTCTTGGATTTGTGACAGAACAACGCAAGTTCGAAAGATTGTTAGTGAAGACATTCCTAGAAAGGATGTCAACCCTTACTCTCTGTTAGAAGGCGCGTTGAATGGTCACATTCGCGACGGCTCCTACTCCATTAAAAATGGAGAAGGATTGTTTGAAAAAACCAAGTTCGAGATAGTGCTACGTATTAGCCCCTGTTGGGACGATGTACGTATTCTCGAATCCCGGATGCCGCAAGGCCTGGGTGGAGTGTCACACAAGCGTTGGGAAACGCTTGTGGCGATTGCTATAGGTTAGCAACGACATTTGGACAGGAC